CGTGTTACTTCTCTATTGATACCGGGTTTAAATACTAACTTCTTTAGAGCCATAATCCACCTACATACTTTCGCCAAAGATAGGAGGTAGTGTAGTGACTTCTATAGCTACATGCTGCTTTAGATTCAATGACGCACCGCAATCAGAACAAGTATCTGCTTCAAGTTCGGCTTCATCAAGATCATATCCACAGTGTGCACACACAACGTGCACCGTATGCTTTGGTTCTACACCGCTTTCAGTATCTCTAGCTTCTACGGTAGTTTTCATACTACACCACCAATTCAAAGTGAGGGCCGTCAATAAAAGGCCGTTTGCCTTGACTACGACGTAGGTCTACGTACGCATTCATAGCTTCTTCCATTGTACCATCCCACTCGCGGATGTCTGGGATATGCCATGCGGCACCCCAACGAACTCCAACTCCAGCAGCTTTAGCGCCCTCTTTCATGGCATCTGCAAGATCATCATATAAATTTAATTCCCACGAACCTCTCGACCCAATATAGGCCATAAGGTCTACAGCGTGACCGCCAATGTGCTTAGATTTCATGGTTTTACTTGCGCCTTTAGCAACAAGTTCTCGTTGTTCTTCAATGGTTCGGAGACCACAAATTACACCAAAATCGACTTTTGTAACGGCAATAGCATAGTCAACGACTGCGATTAGTCCAACATCTACACCCTCCAACCTGTCTCGACTACGTTGTGATAACTTAAAACTCATTTTGCTACGCCTTTCGTTTTCTCGAATGATCTGAGACCGCCCAGACCCAACATGCCCATTAATACGGGCATCATCACACTCATATCGGCCTGTGGAACTTCCACTCCAAATCCGGCTGCTATGGGGGATATTAAAAAATTGACGGCTAAACCAAGCACACAAACGTGCCCACATAAGGGCCTCCAAGACGATTGAAAGAAGTTACCTTTAGCATCAGCGGTATTTAACGCAATTTGCGCTAGAGCAATTTCCTGCCCATGTTTTTCCGCCATAGTCCCAATTTCATGGGCGAGCTTAGCTTTCTGGTCTTTATCTTCAATAAACTTGTCTAACAGTCCTGAAACAGGACCTATAAGTTGCTGTAGCATAAATAGCCTCCTATCTCTTTGTTAACCCATTTTTGATAAGATGGCTACTAGCATTGCTATTATGGTACCAGCCGCACCGATCAGGATTGTTTCCAAGCGTTTAATCCGAGTAAATACCTCTTTAAATTGGATATGTACCTCGGTCTCCAGCTTGGTCACTCTAGGCTCAATTTCGTCTATGCGACGATGGGCATCTCGAACAGTGCGGCTCATAATACATCTTACTCACTTACTTCTTTGGGTTCAGGGTTTTCTAACGACTGCGCCAGCATATTAGCAAATGCTTCACGACCGACATTAAGTTGATCCATATTGAACTGAGCTGAACCCATTTTTCGTTCGAGGTCAGCAAGATGGTTTACCATCGTCTTCTGCTGTTCAGTCATTTCTTCTACAAAGTATTCTTTGTCGTTAACTGTGATTGGGGTCTTTTTGTCTTTTCCCATCATAAGTCTCCTTGGTTTAAGTTAAATTACCACGGTAGTGGTTCTTGAGTAGGCGAAACAGGTGGATTCTTTTCAGAGTCAATCTGTCCTGCCACACACGCTTCCCAGTTGGATTTTCCGTCTTCACCCATTTGCTCCCATATCCAGCCTAAAACTTCAGATTCGGTAAGGTTTGCATACGGGACAAAATCGTCACCCTGTTGGTCAGGGAATGCTTGAATCCCATTAATTTCTCCAGAATAATCGCCATCAACGCCCGTGCATAGCCACTGCGCATCAACAACGAAATCTGGTTGTGGGGTTTGTAGTACGGACATGTTTGTCACTGTCCAAGTGTAGGTTATAGCCATTTCATTTCTCCTTTAATTAGCCACAGTAAAGTACGCAGGATACAAGTTTTTCAGCAACGGTGCTGTCTCCTATTGTTACTTTACCAATTGTTTTACTTCTAATAATGTCATCAGATTGTACGACCGCCGTACCGTCACCGTTACTTTCGAGCAGATCGCCTTTGCTGCAAGCTCCTGTCACTCGAACAGAGCCAATACCAACAGACACAACCATAACTTTTTCGTCGTCATCGAACATATCTACCACACCGTAGACGCAAGCATCCCCCGCAGAACTAGAAACCTGCACTTTAGCGTGATCTAGTCTTGGCTGACCTGCTTTTGGGGAGCTAGTAGGATAAACATCAAGCTCATCTATTGTACTAACAACAGTGCCTTTTGGAGTATTTGCGGGTATACCAGATGATTCGTGCCGACCCGCAAAACCATTATAACTTACGGTGCTTCCGCTTACAGAAATATTGCCTTCATTACTGTCGTCTTGGAAAAATTGAACAAGCGTACCATCATTAGCGATACGATTAATTTCAAGCGGCGTACCACTGTTTCTTGAACATTGTAACGTGCCGCCATCATTTGTTCGTATTGTTACACCAGCGTTTTGGCGACTAAAGCTGGCGACATTGCCCGGACTGCTTGTGATGTTTCCGTCACTGTTTATCATCAGCCGAGGATTACCAGCACCATCTGCTAAGATAATATTATTGCTTGAGGTGCGAATGTCTACGCCACCAGAGTTACCACCAAAACCTCCAAGAATAGTGTTATTGGCTCCGGTAGTTACATAGTAGCCTGCAAATTGCCCAATAAAGGTGTTTGCCGCAGAGCCAGCAACTACGCTTTCATGCCCCGCCTTATCGCCAACAAAGGTATTGTATGTACCCGATACATTCTTAACCCCAGCACTAAGACCAATCGCCACGTTATTAACACCTGTGGTGTTAGCGGATAATGTTGAATACCCGATAGCTACGTTATTATTTCCGGTCGTATTTGCCTCTAAAGACCCCGGACCAAAGGCGCTATTGTAAGACCCAGAAGTGTTAAACCTCATTGCAGCATTCCGACTGCCGGGGTGATAAGTGCCGACAGCAGTGTTTCCTATGCCCCCATTAGTTGTGCGTAATACTTGTGCGCCTACAGCGGTGTTGCCCGTGTAAGTGGTATTTGTGTGTAAAGCCTCAAAACCCACGGCGGTGTTGTAATCTGCCGTAGTATTGCCGGTCATCGCCCTGCTTCCTAGAGCCGTGTTGGAAGCACCGGTCGTATTGTCGGATAAGCTCCAATACCCCAAGGCGGCGTTGTCTGCGCCTGTTGTATTCGCATCAGCAGAAATCCTGCCAACAAAAGTATTTTGCGCTCCGGTATTGTTTGAATAACCTGCCGCTTGACCAACAAAGGTATTGTTTTCAGCAGTTGAGTTTGAATAACCCGCTAGATAACCCACAGCCGTGTTGTTGGCACCGGTCGTGTTGGCATATAAGGTACTTGATCCCACACTCGTGTTGGATGAGCCTGTGGTTGTACTTAATCCAGAAGATGCTCCGACATTGGTGTTGTTTGTAGCGGTCGTAATATTTTGAGCCGCTTTACTACCTATCGCAGTAAGAGTGTTAGTGCTGGCTCCAGAAACACTACCAAATCCTGCACGATAACCCAGTACCGTGTTGTTTTGGCCGGTCACGTTATAATAAAGGGACTGAAATCCAACCGCTGTATTGAACGAATACGAATTATTCATGACCTGATTTGACATGGCCTGTGTGCCAAGAACAGTTGTTCCAAGGCCAAGTAAATCGCTCGTCAAAGCGCCATTACCAACGACTACGTTGTTTCCGCCGGTCGTAAGCGCGTCACCAGCCAAACTACCCACTATAGTGTTTTGAATGGCAGTCGTCATGTTAAGGCCAGCATTATGGCCTATAGCAGTGTGATAGCCCGTGGCTCCAGCATTTAAGTCTCTAGCCGCGTTAGTACCTACGGCTACGTTACCGCCATGCGCATCTTCTGTCGTTAAAGCGTTATACCCTATAGCTACGTTGGAGCCGCCGGTCGTCAAAGCGTCACCCGCAAGATAACCTATGGCTACGTTTGCACTACCTGTCGTATTTTGCGCTAAAGCCAAATGACCCACTGCGGTGTTAAAAGATGCGGTAGTGTTTTCTCCAAGGGCGGAGTAACCGATGGCGACATTACTAGAACCCGTTGTGTTTGCATCAAGTGCAATAAAGCCGACAGCAACGTTGTTGGAAGCGGTTGTAGCAGCGTCCAGTGCCAAATAACCAAGGGCAACGTTACTGCTACCAGTGGTGTTGTTTCGCAGCGAACCGTAGCCCATAGCGATGTTATTAGAGCCAGTGGTGTTGTCCTCCATGGCCCTTCTACCCACTGCGGTATTAGTTTCACCCGTCGTGTTGGTTAGCAGGGCATCGACACCTATCGCAGTGTTCGAGCCTCCGGTGGTGTTGGCATGTAATGCTCTATAGCCAAGCGCCGCATTATTTGTGCCTGTACTATTAACGTATAGGGCCTGATAACCAACAGCGGTGTTGTTGCTTGCTGTTGTATTTCCAGCTAACGAATCATACCCAACAGCCGTGTTATAGCTTCCTGAGCTATTTGCGTACATAGCCGCACGACCCAGTACGGTATTTCTTTCACCGCTGGTATTTATAGCTAGTGCGTAGTTACCGACAACAGTGTTGTAATTTGCTGTCGTGGTGTTGAGGCCGCTGTACGATCCAATAAATGTGTTATGTGCGCCGGTAGTTAGAGCGGTTCCCGCTTGAGTTCCAAACGCTACATTCTGTTCACCTGTAGTGGTTGCGCCTAATGCAAGGTGCCCCACCGCAACATTGCCTGATGCAGTAGTGTTAGCATCTAAGGCTCCTTGTCCAATAGCAATGTTACGACTACCAGATGTAAATTTTTGCCCTGCATATCTACCAATAGCGATATTATTAGAACCTGTTACGGCTGTTCCATCTCCTGCCATAGCACCAAGACCGATGGCTATGTTTGCTGAACCTGTAGTAATACCGTTGACAGTAGAGGCATTAGAAGAGCCTGCATACACACCGAGCATTACGTTCTCAGAACCAGTAGTAACACTCATTCCTGCTTCAACACCTACCGCAACATTTTCTGCGCCTGTAGTGCTTGTGGTTAAAGCATTATAACCCACCGCTGTGTTGTTGTTGGCGGTGGTGGCGGCGTCTCCTGCAAGGCCGCCAATAAACGTGTTTTGGACACCTGTGGTTACTGCGGCTCCAGAGTTGTAGCCTACTGCGGTATTAAGAGCATTTGCCGCACTGCTGTTTGATTGTACGCCTAAAGCGTTCCAACCAATAGCTGTGCTGTACTGCCCTAATATTTCAGCGCCTAAAGCGGCAAATCCTAATGCTACGTTTCTATCTGAGTTAGTTAAGGCATCACCTGCAAGACCACCGATGAGGGTGTTTTCTGCGCCTGTGGTTACTGCATAACCAGCGTTATAGCCCAAAGCTGTATTGTAGGCATCGGTAGCACTAGTGTGATTAAGAGTTCTTAAAGCACTTCTACCAATTGCTGTGTTTTTAGAGGACTTAGTGTTTGTTTGTAACGCACCATCACCGACTGCAACTGTGTCATTAACGGTAAGCTGTGCTTGTCCTGCTTGGCCGACAATAACGTTATTACTGCCTGTGGTTTCTACTCCTCCTGCCGCGTACCCAAGTAAGGTGTTGCCTGCTCCTGTTGTAATACCAGAACCCGTAGAACTGCCAAGAATCGTGTTTAGTGTGCCAGTCGTTATAGCATCTCCTGCTAAAGCACCCACGGCTACGTTTTGAGAACCTGTGGTGTTTGCGGCTAAAGCACTTCTACCAATAGCCGTATTGTTTGCCCCAGTGGTATTTATGTACAGTGCAGACGAACCTATTCCTGTATTATTATCTGCCGTTGTATTATTACCAAGAGCATCTGCCCCAAGGGCCGTGTTATGTGCCCCAGTTGTATTATCTGTTAAAGAAGATGTACCGACAGAAGTATTATAATCCGCTGTGGTGTTTGCAAAAAGCGATTGATACCCCACAGCAGTGTTGTTACTTGCGGTGGTGTTGCCCATCAAAGATTGGAAACCCAACCCTGTGTTATTTGATCCGGTTGTATTACCGTAAAGAGCATATCTACCAAAGGCAGAAAGGTTGTCGCCTGTAGTGTTGGAAGTTGCAGCTACGTTTCCAACAGCGGTATTGGAATCTCCTGAAGTATTAGCCGTTAAAGCAGCACTACCAATCGCGGTATTACTAGCACCGCTTGATAAGCTATCTAAAGCGGTATCACCTAAAGCTACGTTACCTGCATTAGTAGGATAGTTACCATCCAGCTTGATTGTGCCGGTAGCAGTTATTCCACTATCTTTAAGCACAACACCATCAATAGTCACACCACCAGCAGAAGTAATTTCACTGATCGTATCGACATTAAGGCCACCAGTTGCAGTAGTTGCACCCGTTACTCCAAGTGTTCCTGCTACAGCAGTGTTACCATTCGATGCGGTAACAGTAAATTTGTCAGTATTTACATCAAAATTACCGTCAACACCAAAGTTGCCAGTAACATCAATACCACCTGTAAGAACAATATTCCCACCAACAGTGGCATTACCCGATAGAAACAAGTTGCGGGGGCGTGTAGCACCCGTTGCGCCTATATCGTAAGTATTATCGGTAAACAGAAGATGTGACGTAATTGTACTGTTAACAGTCAACGTATCTGACGCGGCATCACCAATCGTGGTATTACCAGAAATAGTCAAATCGGTCGCTGAAATAGAACCCGTCAGTGTTGGTGACGAGATAGTAGGCCCTGTCAGGGTCTTGTTCGTAAGTGTTTCTGTACCCGCAAGCGTAGCTAATGTGCCTGTTGTAGGTAAAGTTACGTTAGTCGCACCTGTAGTTGTTAACGTAAGTGCATTCGCTCCAGCCGTTGTAAACGCCGCTGCGGTTGTTAAATTACCCGCAAGAGAGACTGTGTACCCACCAACAGATAGCGATTGGATATTTGTAGCGCCTTCTACGACGTTAGTACCGTCACAGAAAAGAAACATTGTTTTGCCGTTTGGTATCGCAATACCCGAGCCGCCAGAGGTTTTAAGCGTGGCGGCTTGTCCCGAAGCATTCTTAGCAATATAGATTTTAGCGGCTGTAGGGCATACCACAGTCGCTGCCCCAGTAAGATTTGATCCTGTATCGGTGAACTCTAGCATCGCACAACGCGATTCAGAGGTTGTACCATCAGCGGTAGTCAGCACATGGGAGTTACTCGACCACGTGTTAATGACTGCACGCCCGACAATGGCCTGCTCAATCATAGAAGTGATATTGTCGTTTACAACATCCCCCCATGTACCACTGAGTTCCCCTTGGACAGGAAGGGCTAGTTTAAGTGTCGAAGTGTACTGTGTTGTCATCTTTTAATCCTCACGCGGCTATATCTTGCCAATTAGGAGTCTGTCCTGTTGAAACATTACCCCAAGTTGGTGCTTGTGCGCCAGCAATATTTTGCCAATTGGGGTTTTGATTGTCATTTATGTCTCCCCAAACAAATACTGTACCTACCGCGCCTGCTGCATTTACACCTGTTACAGCTATATCTGAGTTAGCTGCAACTATTACACTACCGAGTTGTGTTTGTCCGTAGACTCCTGTTACATTTTCTACAATACCTAAACTTACAGAGACAGTTCCAATAGAACCTGTGACCGCAAGCCCAGATGCTGCGACGTTTGCGTCTCCTGTCGTGGAGACTGTGCCTAAAGCACTTGTAGCGCTTACCCCGACGGGGTAGATATTTGCTTCAGCAACAACAGTTACCGAACCTAAACCGCCTGTAGCGGATAAACCTGCGGGGGAGACAATTGCTCCTGCGCTTACAGTTACACTGCCAAGTGCACTTGTTCCTACATTGCCAGTTACCGCTATGTTAGCATCTGCGGAAACTGCTACTGTTCCTAACGCTGTTGTTGCTTCTAGTCCAGAGGGTTGAACTACAGCCCCTGCACTAACAGTCACGCTACCTAACGCGGACGTGCATGAAACACCTGTAACGGCTACATTAGCTGCCGCATCAACAACTACAGTGCCTAATGTTCCTGTGGCTGCAACCCCTGTTGGGAAGATATTTGCTTCCGCAACAACACTAACTGTACCTATTGCTGTTGTAGCTTCAAGCCCAGCAGGTTGAACCGTAGCGGCACCACTAACAGATACAGTACCAACCGCACCTGTCGCTGACGGCATCTGTACATCGGTACCCCACGCGGTACTGCCCCACCCACCAGCGGACCAACCTCCATAGGTTACAAGTACATCAGCCATCAGTCATCACGCTATTCGTATAATGGCGTTAGACGCATCAGCAGTAGGGAATTGGATAGTAAAATCACCTGCTGTTGATGTCTTGTCAGCTCCAAAATCAAGAACTGCCACAGCGGGATCACCGCCACCAGACTTATATATTAGTGCCCCACGTGCCGTAATTGTTGCTGTAGACCACGTAGTGTTTGCAAAATCTAAGAGCGCCGTAGTACCAGACGTTGTGGGAGCTACAACGGTTAACGTGTTACCACCCGCTGTATAACCTGTACCGGATACTTCGTTTGTTGTACTGTACGCTGTTGTTGCTGCACCCAGTGTTGCGGATGAGGTAAACAGTGCGATCTTAAACGTCTGAGACGTATTGGAACTAAAGTCCATTTCTCCATCAAGAAGTGCTTTCTTGAATGAAGTTACCATTGCTTGCGATATTGCCATTTTTTATCTCCTATTCTACTTTCATTCTAAACTGCCCAGAGCGATATGTATCTTCACGAAGTTTACCATCACCCAAAGTTTTAAGCAGTTTTAGCGATTGAACGTATAAACGCTCATAAAACTGCACTAAATCAGGCTCGCCTTTCATAAAGCGTATTGCCTCGATTAATGCCCCATTAAGTAACGCTGAATCAAACTCATCACCTAACCATGTAGTACCCGCTGTAACAATTGACTCAGGGTAGTACCCATAATGTAATTCCATTGTATACGCACTATCAGGAGTAGGCCCTAAAAGAAACGAATCATCGTCAAAATATGCGTAATGTTTTGGTAATCCTTGTGACGAAGCACTAGGATACGCCTCCCTAACAAAATTTACATCTTTATTGAGTAGGTAATGGTAGTCTCCAGCACTATCAACAACCGCTAGTGAATAGCTCCACAGGAAATCTGTAGGTGCACCAAGGTATTTGTTTCCTGAACTAAGCGTTCCTGTTACGTTTCTACGCAGGGCAGGAATTTGAACAGTGTTATATATCTTCTGTTCGGCTTGTTCAGTAAACATAGCGAGTTGTTCATCAGTGAAAGAGTTCTCAGTGATGTTCTCAATATTTGTTTTTAACTCGCTATAGTTCATAGTTTACCCCATTGGCCCGCGAGCCATAGTTCCTTTTGTAGCCGCACCTGTACCACGGATTTTTACTCCCGTAGTTTTAACGCCAGTCATGTTAGGCTTTGGTGCGTGTTTACATGGGTACACACCTTTGTCTTTTTCGACTTTGACTTTTTTCATTCCAAATACATTCATTTTACTACTCCTACGTAATGTTTACGGTAACTTGCCCTAAATAGCTAGTCCCAACTAACGAATTGGGGCTAAGCCCAAACGGATCAAGTCCTCCGCCTACTGGGTTCCATCCCCATTGGATGTCCCTACTACTATATGGCCCAGCTTCACCAATACTTGTATCTATTCTAGGGTCTCGTATAGCCTGCGGATCATCTACAGGATATTCTCCTAGTTTAAGTTGCGGTTGACTTGGATTCCAACACTCAGGACAGGCTTTAATGTCTGTGTCCCGCCCTTTAACCACGAGGTTACGCAACTCTTTAAGTTTGTACTGAAACCCACAAACGTCGCATAAAGCAATGGCTTTCTTAGCAGATGCAAACCTAGCGCCCATTTTATAACCTACCTATTTTAGGCACAAAACGCGCAGAAGTTTTTTCACGGTCTTCTTGCGCAGCTAGGGCAAATTGTTCGTCATAAATCTGTTTTAACATACCCACACGTTCAATAAGCTCTGGGTCTTTCATAGCAATATAATACGCTAACCCCGCAACCATACAGGGGAAAAATCTAAAATTCATATCTGCGGTTTGTATGCCACTACCCGCGTCTTCAATACGACGCATACGCCAATAGACAAGCTGGTAGCTTTGCGTGCCGTCAGGAATAGGCCATACAGTAGCCGCAGGGACTTGTTCCCAATACACGGGAATGGCAGCGCCACCCACTGTATGTGCAACGGCTGTTGTGCCTTGCTGCCCTCTAAAACAGTTCTGTAAGACGTTACCGTCAATACTGCCATAGTTTATTATTTCGTCTTCAATCTTAACAAAACCTGCGGGTGGTAAGTCAGAGACACCGCTTAAAGTAATAGTAGTGTCTGTACTCGACGCTGTAGCCGCTAGTGTAATTCCTACAGGATAAGTTTGTCCGCTATTCCTGTGGATAAAAAGTTGTACTGGTCTACCTTGTGTTAACTTGTTAGGGATAGACGCGTAAGTGCTCACACTAATACGACTTATAGTAAGATCAGACTGTAACGAAGTATTACCCGCGCCCGTGCGTATTTGATGCTCCATTAAGTCAATGGTATCGTCAGGTAGAGCATATGTTGATTGCCCTTGCACGAGGTCAAGAGAGCCTTGCTCTATTGTCCACATGTTAATACCACGGTTTTGCCACTCAATCGTCATTAAGTTCATAGATCGACGAGCAGTACGTAGATCGTAGCCTGAACGCAACTCGCGGCCCGCACGTTCCCACGCTTCTTCAGCGATCTCCGTGAAGTCCATATTGAATGTAGTGGTACCTGATGTTGTCATGAGATTGCCCATTCTCCTGAGAAGAACGCGTCAACTTCTTTTAAAAGAGCTGCTTTACTCTTACGACGGTCCAACTCGATATTATACTTACGCATAAGTTTCTCAAGTTGTGTTTTGGACATGTTCGAGTAGTCAGGGACTTTAGGAGTCGCTGCTTTCTTAGGTTTTTTGGCAGGTGTAGATTTGACACCCATAGATACGAGCTTAGCCTCGGCCTGTGCTTTAGTCATCAGGTCATAGACTTTAATGTCGTAGGTGTCATCAGCTTGTTTAACACCTATTTGGTATACTGGCTCTCCTGTTGAGAACCTACCGTTTTGAAAAATCTCCATCACTTTTTCCCCTTACGTTTGGCTGGGGATACTCTACGCGGCTTACCCGCAGGTTGTCCCAAGCGTTTCTTTTCCGCTACCTTCTTACTCTTCTCAGAGCTAGACATCTCACCAGAAGTCTTAGGAGTCTTAGAAGAAACTCGTTTAGAAGGTCGGCAATAGGGGGTTCCTCGCCCATCTCCTTTCTTCCTACCACAAGCCTTTCCGGTGCTAACGTCTTTCCAGTCCTCTTTGAACCAGCGTTTTAATGCTGCTCCTTTGGCTGTTTTACGTATTTTACCACCAGACTTGTAGTATGTACGCATTACTTACCAGCCTTTTTCTTCCGGCATTTAGCAATAGCACCGGATGCGTATGCGGAAGGAAAGACTTTATAACTTGCCTTTACCTTCCTATAGCACGAATCTTTTACAGACCCGCCCTTTTTGTACCCGCATCCACTACTGCTTTTCTTATAGTAACTACGCATTATGCGCCCTTCATTGTTACCATTTTGGCTTTACGAACGCCTTGCTTAGCCATACCGCAACCGCGAACCTTACCGCCTTTTTTCATCATAGGCATAGCGCCACCTCTATCTTGGCCCATACCCATTGGGGCACGTTTTTTCTTTTTAGGGGGCATTGGACCGCCTGTCATAGGGTTTGGCCCTGCCATAACACCACCAGTGCCTTTAGGACTGGGTTTAGGGCCACCTTTTGGGCCACCACCTACATTAACGCCACTATCATCGTACGGGGCACGAGGGGCGGGCTTCTTCTTTTTCCTAGGGCCTGATTCAGGTACATTAGCCATCATCCCACCCATGTTATATTTCTTAGCTTTCATAAACTCTTCTCCTATATTTTGAGATACCCCAACTTTCTTAGCAAACTTGGGATTATTTGCTACTGCTGCCATAAACTTCTGCTGTTTCTTCGATTTAGCGGGCATCAGCAATTCCACTTCCGTAAACTCTTATTGATACGGCTATTTGGATCATTAGCCGTCTTAGAGCTTGTGTTACGCTTCTTCATACCTTTCATGCGAGCACAAAAGGACTTACGTCTGTTAGCAGCCTTAGAACCTTTTTTGAGTTTACTAGGTTTCGTGGTAACGGCAGTTTTTAACTTACTGCCGGGATTAGCCTTACGATAACTAGCAACACCTTTTTTGTTCAGGCCACCAGATTCACTCTTGCCTTCCTTACGAGTCCAAGCGGGCGACTTCTTAACCGAGCCTCCGCTTTTATAGTAAGACCGCATGACCTACTCCAGTATCAGAGTTATTTTGTTACCAGAACCAGTAAGTGCGGCAACAAAACAGCCTTCACGAGCTAATATACCATCTGCGGGTATATACACGTCGTTCCAGCCTACAGGTAATGTGAGGTCCAAAAGTATGTCCCCGCTAGCAGTTCCATTACGCAATTGGAACGTACATGCAGCGGCAGCGTTAACCAATACCCCTAATATGCGAGTACGGTTTGGGCCAACGAGAGCCGCAGTATCACCTTGCGAGAAGTTAAATGCGCGTACTAAATTAGCAGCCATGTTATCACCTCTCGTTTACGGTTGAATTGCAGTGTTAAACGCCTGTGCATACATTACAGTAATTACTGCACTACCCGCATTAGTAGCTGCGGAAGAAGTAACAGTTAAACGCTCGTCAGAAGTTCCTGTGTTACCCCAAGCAAGGGTTCCACCACCAGAAACACCAAGGGCCTTGATGCCTACGGTTGTTCCTGAAGCGAGAGCGTTAATGTATGTAGCAGCACCGCCAACAGTATCACCAACACTAATGTTAGTAGTAGCGTTAGCTGCAACAGCTAAATCAACAATAATGTTAACGATTTTAGAGTTAGCGGGAATGACCATATCGGTGACAACCGCAGCAAGTGCGCCGCCAGATAAGTCGGCTGTATAGGATTGGCACATGACAACGTAGCCGACGTTTGCTACGTCAGTACCTACTGTGGTGCCGTTAGTGTTACGAATGTTGCCAGCCCGGATAGGACCAGAAAATGTAGTAGTACCCATGTTAATCTCCTGTCTTGGGTTAGTCAGCTACGGTATGTAACTGTCAGGGATTGGTATCTTATAGCACAAAAAGTAATGGGGGGCAATAGTTGCCCCCCACACTAATTACGCACCGGGTGATCCGTAAATTCCTAGTGGGTCAGAAACCCCGAAGGAATAACGCTCACGAGCCTTATAGCGCGAGTTGCCCGTGTCAAAATCTGCATCCATAGATGTAGACATTGGAGTACGAACAAAGTGCTTCAGGCCGTTCGGCACATCAGTCATCAAGAACCAAGCATTGGTGTCTGTGAGGTAGTGGTTAACGGCATATCCTTCAGGGATAGAACCGTTGTTGCGAAGAGCGTTAATATCGTTATCCGCAGTACCTACACGACCATCAGTGTCCAACAGACGAGTTGCAACGAATTGCAGTGCTGGTGGAATGATTAGCTTCCGTGGCTGAGCAGCGATCAACAATCCTCGCTCATCTGTCCACTGGCTAATACCAATAACGGCGGCTTCAAGAGAAGTCTCGTTAAGGTCTGCCGCAACAGTTGGGCGGTTCGAGTTGCTGCCACCAGAAACAAGTGGATGCGCTGTTGAGAGCAATGACTGTCCGTCACCGTAAGTGGTGCCAGCAGCAAATCCATTGTTCAAAATAGACGCAGCTTTAACTTGCTTAGTGTACGCCATCGCACGAGCTAGGGCCTTTGTATAACGAGCAGACAGTGAGTCATACAAGTTATCTTCGATGGCTTCTTCAGTAATACTGAACCCCATCGCAACCGTCTCATGCACGTAACGTGCACTCCATGCTTCTTGAGCATTGTCATATTCGATGGCTGAGCCTTCGTCTTTGACAGGTGCTGCTGAGAAACCGGATAGCTTAGTTTCTTCCTCAAACGAGCGATCTGAGGATTCTGTTTCAAAAATTTGGGCGTGCTCTTCGCCGTATTTTGCATATTCCAACCCAAACAATGCGTTTAGACCGGGAAGTAGCTCTTTAAGGAGCTGGGCGCGTGAAATAGCCATTAGTTATCCCTCCTAGACGCCAGTGAGGTTGTTCATTTGATGCCCTGCGTTCCATTTAACGAGTGCCTCAGTGAACCCACCGGATGAGTTTTTGGTTTCCTCTACAAGTTCCACAATACGCAAAGGTAAAGTGTTCGTTGTAGCGGTCGTGTCGGAAATACCACATCGTGAATTTCCAGTAGCAGTATCGCCAGCGTTGTTGATCATTGCTACGTTTGCACCCAAATCAGTGATCGCTAGATCGCCAATTACTGGCGTAGCGCCAGCAGCGGATGAAAGTACAGCAACTTTAAACAACACATCAGTACCATCAGCGACGTAAGCCATGATGTCAGATGCAGCGGTGTTTGCTGGGTAGTATTGGCTGAATAACTGATAGCCCAGTGAGGGATCAGTATAAGTACAACCAAGAAATACACCAATAGGCGTCATTGCTGCGTCAGCAGTATCACGTTCTACGGTGCCTCCGGTAACAAGTTGTACAGCGTCACCATTAAAGATGTTCGTGTTATAACCACTCGCAATGCTATATTGACGAGTTACGCCCACGAAAGGTACGCCGCTTACAAGTTTAACCGGAACTAGCCCTGAAGGGCCACTTACAGTTGGGTAAGCCATGTTAAGCTCCTAATTTAAGTTCCGTTTCCGAAAGTGACCTTCGTCTTCCTGTCATTAAACAGGGGCATACGAGGATCATTTTCTCTCATGAGACTGTTGTCTACGGAGTGCATCTGGGAGTCTGTCTGCTGTTGATAATGTGCAGACCGCTCTTGAATTAATTCCGCTGGAGCTTTACAAAGCATCAAACCACCAATTACCACGTTGTCTTTGAACCGTTCATTTTCAACGGCAACCAATGTGATTTCTGGGTGATCTACTGCCTTTACAGGCTCCCAACCTTCTCTTATTTTTGAGGATACGTTAGTGGCATCTACTTGCCCTTGCGTGCTTACACGAACCCAATGAAATTCGTAACCCGGCTCGGGATTTGGAGATGGTAACACCTCGGGACGCGTCCAAGCCTTTTTGCGGATCGTTTTTTCTTGTGTTTCTAGTTCACGGTCAATTCTGTTCGTAGCCATTATTGTTTCCTCATATCTAGTGCAACCTGTTTGGCGTATTGTTCGGGAGTCAGTCCCAAGCGTTTAGAGAGCGTTAGTTGTGTTTGCGTTAGCCTAACTTTCTTAGGCGAAGTGCTCCGCGTAGCGGGTGCAACCACATTTGACTGCTTCTTCGGCTTTTCTACTTCCTCCCCCTCGAAATTCTCGGGGAATAACTGTCGCATACGAGAATCAATTCTCTCGTAGTAGTCATCACTCTGAGGGCTAACGCCCTCGTTGACAAGTTTATTATGCAACCCCAGCGCGTAACTTGTCATCTCTACGTCTTGGTTGAACCAGCCGTTCGCGTCTTGCCACGCTTGTGCTCGTTTATCAACCTCCACTGGCGGTGGGGTGGTTTCAGGTACCATTTTTACATTAGTTTCATCTTCTTGTAAAGCTGGTAACTTGAAATTATTTAACCTATCGGCCTTAATCTTGGCATTTGTTAGGTTTTCTTGTGCAGAAAGAACACCGTCTGAGTCTCCGGCTTCATACGCATCTTTATACTGCTTTTTAGCAGATTCTAGCTCAGATACTGCACTTCGCTTAGCTTGTTCAAGCAAAGCTGTTTGGTTTTTGTTTACGTTAGACTTGAGTTTTTTATTCTCTTCCACAAGTTGTTGAGATAGTTTCTCCAACTCTTCACGTTCACGGAAAGCCGCTTCTTTAGCACGGCGTTCGTCGTGATAGCCTTTACTAAAGTGCTGTATCCGTTTACGCACTTTCTCTGAATAGTCTTCCAACTCGTCATCAGTAACGTCTTCTGGGGGATCAGAGGGTTTACGATTGCGGTCAGCTTTCGGCGTATCGTCAACCACTTCAATTTCATATTCGTCGTCATCAGTATCCACTTCACTTTCAACGACAGGCTCAGATTTCTCAGCCTCGGCTTTAGCTTTCTTACCTCCAATGTCCACTTCGATAGCACTGGAACCCTCCACTTCGATGTCTTGTTTTGTTTTTGTCTCCTCATCAGGAAACTCGTATTCTACTTTTTGAAAAGGCATGATTTTTCTCCTATACAGCCATAATGCCACGAGGATCAGGGATTACAGCTTCCACAGAATCGTCGTTCATTAATCTAAATTCTTTCCCGTTAACTTTGAACCGTGTGCCTGTGTTCATACGAAACATCACATAGTCCCCTTCTTTACACCAAGGGCCTTCAGGGAAACGGTCTTTGTCTGAATAGGCGTCTGCCCCCATATCTATAACAATACCCATAATCGACATGATGTACTCTTTGTGCATCTGGTCAGTTGTTTTAAGCAGGGTACTGCCTTGGTAATATTCTTCGACATCGGGTAGGGCTATTAACAAACGGTAGCCAGAAGGTTTGGGCATTTGTGCTTCCCATTCCTCGTCGCTGACTTCACGTTTACTAGTTTCGGCAATAGGTTCAGCTTCTGCTGCTTCTGCTGCCATCTTAGCTTTTAGTGCATCAGGTACTTCAATAGTCTGAGTGTTATTCATCTTGATCATCCATATAATTACGCGAGAGGTCCTCAATGTGTTGCTTGCTGGCTTCGAGACCCCGAACTAAGCCAACAATCTCCTTGTATCCTGCGAAGTCTTTAGCAGACCCCCCAGCAAGAAAACTAGTTGCAGACGAAATATCTTCGTCGAGTTTTTGTTTAAGCACGTCAAAGACGGTTTTAGCCATTATTCACCTCGTTTAGGCTTGTCAGCCATCATCCTCGCAAGCTCCAAATCGAGCTTGTTGTTTTCTTGGCGACGATTTGCCGCCACGCGAACGCCTTCTTTCTTAGCGTCTAGTTCTAATTCTTGTTTATCCAACTTCAGCTTCTCCGCATCGAAGAGCGCATCAACCTGATTCTTCTGAGCTTTAAGCTGCAATTCGGCCTGTTTCATCTGTGCTTCTTGTTGATCCTTTGCGGCCTTGCGCTGTACTTCCTGCCCTTTGAGCTGTAGCTCGGCTTGTTTCTGCTGGAAGATAGGGTCCTGTTGTTGCTGTTCCGCTTGCTTCTGCGCGGCTTCTTGCTGATGCCCCTGCATAAGTTGCGCCCCTGCCTCTGCTACCAGACGTGACAAATCCACTTCGATCTGCTCTGGTAACTCCTGACCCGGAGGTGGTAGCGGTGCTCCCAACTTCTCCTCGATTTGCTGGCGATACTGGAACCCAAGGTGCTCTGCAATGTGCGCTTGTAATGACGCCATAATCTGCTGTGCTTGTGGGTTCTGTCCGATCATCTGAGCAACCTGTGGGTCCTGCATAAACGACGTGTGAGTCGCAATGTGAGCCTGATGGTCTTGGTAGATAAACGCTCGTATCGGCTTGCCAACCAGAGCATCCATGTTCTCGCTGACTGGATCGGCGGGCTTGGAATCTTCTCTTGTGGGAACAAGTTTGTCTGCGTTCTTCACACCTAACACCTCAATCATCTGACGATGTAGTTGTGGTAGGTCGTATATCTGAGGCGCTTGCTGAGCCATCTGTAGCACAGCTTGGTACTGAACAACACGCTGGGCCATTGTAGAACTATTGGGATCACTGACGGGGATTACGTCCACCATCATATAGTCTAACTGCCGTGCGCTTACTTCGCCCCGCATGGGGATGTAGTCATAATCCTCCGGTGCGTGCTCTGACATGATCGCTTTAAGGAGTTTAAACTCCTGCTTCATGGTGTAGTGAACACGGGCTTGCACTGCTGCCATCGGCTTCAACGTACGCTCTAAGAGCGCTAGCGTAGTACCCACAGGAGCGTTGGCTGACATGTCCGATATGTTCATGTCACTGATAGCACCCAATCGACGACCTTCAGTCGTAATCTGGTTTAACAGAGCGAGGAGAGTCTGACTAGGTTCTTTGTAGGGTAGCGGCATGATGTTGTCGCGGATACTACCGGACGGTACATCTACATCTTTAAACTCACCCGGTTCGATTGGAGAGTCATCACCCTTGATACGTAGCCCGCGAGACTTCAACCCACCGGGGAGATTCGATAGGGTACCAGCATCAACTAGCTGACGTATCAAGGATGTCCCAGCCTTCGCATATCCACCAATGATATGAATCAGGCCAAGGCCGTAAAAGCCAAATCCCGGCACATATACATAGTGTACAAAGTGCTGGCGCTTGAGCATTAGCTCATCTTCTTCGTTCCAGTTACGGCGTATAGCAAGGACTTCTCCAGTGCCACGCTCAATCGTAACAACGTAGGGTTTCGCTATACCCTCATCATCTTCGTCAATACCGTCAATGATTAGGTCAGCATGAATCTCGTAGATTGCAAAACGACTATCGTCAGAGATAGAGAAACCATCATCTTCGGCTTTCTTCTCTTCAATATCTGTGTGGAACGGCTCGGGGTCTCCTAGCTCTACGTCACGGTAGAATCCAGCGGCCTGTAGCTTACGTAGCTCGTTCTTAGTCTTGCGCATGATATGCGAGACACGTTCGGCCTGCTCAATCGTAGACGCACCGTAAGGCACAATAACGTCTTCTGCTGGGATGTAGACCGCCATCTGGCGTCCTAGGTTAGGATCAAAGTAAACCTTCTTAAACGCCGATCCTGCGAGTCCTAGGCTATAGAGCATCCGCTCGTGTTCTGGTCTGTACTCGACCATGCGCTCAGTAAGCTCATAGTTCATGTCAGACTTTACACGTTCAGCCGCTTCAATCTTTTCTTGTGTTTCTTCCCCAAGGATTTTAACCTTGACAGGGCCAGCGGCGGGGAACGTCTCACTCATTGTCTCTGCTTGGAACCGGATAGCTGCTTCTGCTAGGACTGTAGAATACACTCCACAAGCACCATCCCACGGGTCAGTACGCTCTTCGTACTTCAGCCCTAGAGTATCTAGTCCCTTAACAAACGTATCCGCCCAATCTTTTCGGCTCTCAATGTCTGCTTCAACAAGCCCAATTAACTCCCCAGATAGTTCTTGCAAGTCACCGTCTTCCAGCGCCTCTGCCAAGTTAGCATCAAACCCCATGAGGTCAGACTCGTTTAAGTCGGGGATTATTGTTATCTCCATACTGCCATCAGACAAAGTGACCGCTTCAGGATCAACGATCTCTATCTCTAGCTCAGCAGTGTCCATACCTTCGACACCTTCCAAACCTTCTTCTAGTTCCTTATCCAAACCCTCTGGGGCTGAATATAACCCTTTTTCTATCGCCATAATCTAGCCTCTCAGTAAAACCCACCACGACGTTGGCGGAAGTATTGTTGCTCTTCTGGCTCGTCAGTAGGTAGTCGAATAAACCCGCCTTGCCTAAACCGCATAAGCGCCATCACCGTTGAGTCCACTAAGTCATCATGACTCATAAAAGGGAATCCGGCAATCTCTTCTATCACTTCTTCTGCCCATCTGGTAGGGGGTGCCCAGCAAATACCCGATGCAACAATATCTGCAACGGAGTTAAGTCGTGCTAACTTATCACCTGATCCTCTATGCGGGGTGTACTCCGACACTGGTAATCCCATACGCCGCATCTCTTGATACAGCGCGGTACCTGCGCTTTTCTTCTCCACAATGAACGCATCAGGCTCCCACTCAGCGTACTCCTCCATAGCCAGTTGTTTAAGTTCTGGAAACTCCATACGCTTTTTTATACTATTCAACAATATAATATTGTACGCATTCGTATCTTCGTTGAAGAAAACGCCCCAAGTAGTGAGTGCTGTGTAGTCGGCACGGTTGTGTGTTTCTGCCGCTGCGTCCAAAGACATGATAAGATATTCAGACGACGGGGGGTTGTCCTGTTCCCACAGGTTCCACCAGTCTCGTTTAACTATCGACGCTTCTTCAGACGTAGGATTCTGTTGGTACTGCGCGTTCCACTGGAACGTAGGCATTGACGCCTTAGTACGTAACAGTGCCTCTAAGTCAAAGAACTCAGGCCACAGTGGTTTCTCCACATAGCGTTTCGTTTTCTTGTTTTGTACTTCTAGTATAGCAGGGAACTCGACAACCTCGTATTGATCCGAGCGGTCGTTCTTAGCCATGTCGTTTGTCACACGTCCAGTCAGGTCATCCATATGCCAACGTGTTTGAATTATCGCCACTCTGCCACCCGGCATGAGACGAGTACGCGCTCCGAAGGTAAACCATTCGTAGGCTTTGGCGAACACTTCAAAGTTTCCATTAATAACGTCTTGTTCAGAATGGGGATCGTCAACGAGCAAGAGGTCAGCACCCCGACCAGCAAGAGCGCTACCAATACCACACGCATAGTATTCTCCTCCGACGTTAGTGTTCCATCTGCCTGCTGACTTACTATCCTGTGCTAGTTTTACTGTAGGAAATACTGATCGGTAAGCATCTGTTGCTATTAAGTTACGTACTTTACGCCCAAAGTCCACCGCTAAATCAGTGGTGTGGGACACCATCATGACCTTTTTGTCAGGATTTCTACCTAAAAACCATGCGGGGTAGAAGATAGAAACGAGCTGTGATTTGCCATGTCTAGGGGGTATATTCACGCAAACACGGTCCTTTTCCCCCTTCTCGATGCCCATTAACATGTCAGCAAGTATCCTATGATGCTTACCAACGATGAACTCAGGCATCATGAGCTTGCAGAAGTCTATCAAATCGTCGTAGGCTGCTTTGTTTTGCTTGCGGTTGCCTAATTCTCCCGCCATTTTGTCTATTTCAGCTATCTCATCTGGCGAAAAGCTGTCTAAATTGTCCAACAAACGCTGAATATCGTCTTCAGAGAAGTCTAAGGACATATCATTCATCAGATTCGTCCTCAATTCCCAGTTCTGCGTCCACATCTACAGCATCAGGGTCTACAAACTCTGCTTCGATCACGTCTTCGTCGGGATTTACCAGCTTTGACAGCTTATTGCGTAGGCTTTCGCGTAGTTCATCAGTGGTTCTGTGGGTAATTGTGACTTCGGTCTTGTCTGTAAACAGCCCAACATCCGAAATCTTACCCAACAACTCTAATGCACGGATACGAACGCGGGGGTCAGGGTTCTCAGTCTCTTCAATTAGCTTGTTTGTGACTAAATGGCGCACTTGAACAGCGCTTTCTACGACCGAATGCCCGAATTGAGTCAAGATTCCGTGAGTAGCGACCAGCGCAGCGGGCGGTAAAGCCGACGCTCGCTTAGTAGAAACCTTCTTAGAGGTCTTTTCAGGGTTATCAGCATAGGCCAAAGAAATTTTTGCTGCGATTTCTTCGTCTTCACTGGTAGGTTGTAGGTCCAACCCGTGTTCTCCTAGCATAGAAGCAGTATTGCACGCAGCTTCTGCGCGTGCACGCAAATCCATATACGGAATTTCATCCGAGTATGGTACACCAATCTCTGGTTCGAGCATTAAAGACATACTGTTTCCGCAGGTTGTTAACCGTTACTGCCGAGTTATACACAATAATTTGTTTTAGTGCAAGGAGGTTGGGACTCCTAGTGGGGGGTGTTCCTATATAAAGGGGGGTGGGGGTACCGAACTCAGAAAAAACACAACTATTCGTACATACTAGTAATACATAGGAGATAGGGAGTCCCAAGCTGTGAAGTGGCCTATGGGGGGCGGGTAGGGTCTGGCCTATGCTGTTTTGTTAGTGTGACACTAACATGGCCTATCGGATTATGTGTAAACTTGTCATCCTGTTAGTTTATCTATTGATTTGTTACCATATGTTTGGCATAGTGTAATTGTCATCAGGGGGAACCTGCTGACATAACCTTAACTGTCAATCATAGGAGATATGACATGCGTACTTTAAAAACAGTAACACAAGATAAAATCGCAAGCGCGGTTGAACTAGGCATCAAGGCAGACAAGGCAGGCGTCGCGGCGCTTGACCTGCTGATAGCAGACGGCTTCGACAAGGTGACTGATTACATCAGCCCCAAGTCAGACGGTTCCACCATCCACGCGGATGAATGGACAGCGCTCAAGGCGGCGGTCGTGCTAGGTTTCACTAAGACTAATCAGGCATTGTTAGCCAAGCCTACTAACTCTTTGACTGAGACCCAGAAGTCAGACAAGCGATACTGGCAACAACAGATCAACGCCCGCATCGGTGACTTCAAAACTCAACTAGGCAAGCGTTTGAATGCTGACAAGTCAGACGGTGCAGGATCGCGCAACCGTCCACTTGATCAACGGGTCCGAGATAACCTGAACGATGTTATCAAGGTCTGCCAGACAGCGGAGGAAGCAACCTTCGATCTGACTGACATGATTGCCAAGATCAAGATTGCCTTGGCGGTGCTCAAGTGAAGCGCTTGATTGAACTAGGAGGTGGCCTTGCGGCCACCTTCGCAATCGGACTCTTGTTTGCCTTCCTAATCATTAACGTGTTACTAGGTTGCGAATCATGGGATCAATCATATTGGACTGAATACAATTCGTGCCTAACACCCACGATGATTTGGGATTCAATTGTTAACTAAGATCAACCCCGCTTCGGCGGGGTTTTTTTGTGCCTGCGTTTTGCGCAGGCGATACC